AATTGCTGAGTTGACCACAAAGAATGAGGCTCTCACTTCTGAAAAGGAAGCTCTCGCAGAGGCAAAGGAATCACTTATTAATGACAATGAAGAGCTTTTGAAACAAGTTGAAACACTAAAGAAAGCTCTCTCTGATGCACAGGGCACTGGTAGTGAAATTCCTGCAAAGAAAGCTGCAAAAGAGCAGAAGACTGGCGATACAGCAAAGTAAATGTAGTATATGGACTCCGAGAAACTCTATCATAAGTTAAAACACTGATATGAATATAAATAACGTAAAGCGAGCACATAGACGCTTTGATACGCACTATATATCGTCAATGAACATTCAGTCATACGGTAAGGATAATTTGTATCCGCAACGTATGCTATCATTGATTTTAAATAGTCCGACGGGCGGAACGTGTTGTGAACTTTACGAGAGATTCATAGAAGGTGATGGACTGAAGGATAAGTTTTTCGGTGATTTTGTCTGCAATAGACATGGAGATACGGTTTCCGACATTCTTCATCTTATTGCCGTAGACCTCGCCCATTTTCATGGTTTTGCCCTCCATGTTAATTACAACATGATGGGTGAAATCGTGGAAATACAGCATATGTTATTTGAAGGGTGTCGTCTTGAAGAGGAAGATGATCTTGGTAGGGTTGCACATATCAAGTATCATCCCGATTGGACGGGAAAGAAAACGAGAAATGGTAAGCGTATCGAAATAACAGACGCAAATGTAAGGGAATTCTTTGTCTTCAACACCAATCAGGAGGTTGTTCTTGACCAAATAGAGACGTGTGGTGGCATTGATAAATACCAAGGGCAGGTTCTTTGGTACTCTATGGATGGGCGCTTCGTGTATCCAAAGCCTAAATACGACAAGATAGTTACAGCTCTTTCAACCGACGACGGTATTGATAATGTGAAATACCGAAATGTAAGAAACAACTTTCTTGTTGCAGGTATGCTTATTCATAAGAAGGCAGTCTCATTAGGTATAGATCCAACAACTGGACTTGAGGCAAAAAACAATGATGGTGGAGAGGAATTCTCTCAGAACCTCGATATATTCCAAGGAGATACCAATGCCTGTTCCATTATGGATGTTACCGTAAACGCTGAAGAAGATATTCCTAAATTTGAAAAACTTGAGTCACAAAATTTTGACTCTAAGTTTACGGTGACGGAGACTTCTACAGTAGAGCGCATTTATGCTGCGTTTGGACAGGAACCATTTTATTGTATTCGTATTGGAAAGCTCGGATTTAGTGGCACTACTATCAATGATGCATTTGCTTACTATAACTCTTACGTGGAGAAAGAACGAAAGGAAATCTCCCGAGTTTTTGCTAAGGTGTTCTCAAAATGGGATATGAGAGATAATGATGGGAAGCCAGTGTGTCCCTCCGAAGATTATTCAATCCTTCCAGTTAAGCATATATCCAATGAGAGTACCGACGATAAAGACCGTCACAGTAAAGCCTAATGAAACATATTGTAACTACAGCAGAGATAAGAGACCTTGGTCGCCCTATCAGCAGTAAGGTCGATGAAGATAAGCTCCTTTCATACATATATGAAACAGAGAGGTTGAATGTAAAGCCAACTCTCGGTGATAAGCTATTTGCTAAGGTATTGGAGTATTTGAACAATGAGCAAAGTGATAAAGATGAAAATTTGGAGATACTTCTTAATGGTGGCGAGTATACGGATAAACGAGATGATTTTCACATGTTAAGTGGACTCAAGATGGCCATTAGCTACTTTGTGTACGCCCAATATGTTATGGACGGAGATTTCCAATTAACACGTGCTGGGGTAGTTATTAAAGATAACTCCTATTCCTCACATATTTCGTCGAAAGAACGGTCAGATAGCTATAATAATGCTCTTACTGCTGCAAATGGGTTTCTCAACGAAGTAAAGGACTTTATACGGGATAAATTTCCGCAGTATTATCGACAAAGAAACAAACCAGGATTAATTCCAACAAATTCCATTGTAATACGAAAAATAGGAGAATAACATGCTCACAAGAGAAAAACTCTTAGAGCTGGCGACCATAGTTCGTGAGGAAACTGAACAAGGGCTTAATTCAGCCCAGCGTGTAGGGCACTTACTTTATGAAATCGTCAGCTCATTTTTGTCAAAGACAGGTGATGATACGACTGATCATAAACTTACGGCTGAAGAGCTGCAAGTTTTGTCTGTATTGACCGTTGCTGGCTCACAGCTCATAGGAACTGATGGTGGCAATGTAAAGGAGGTTATATCTTCTATTCTTGGCTCACAAGTCATAAATGGTGATGATACTGTAAAGGGAGACTCAAATCTTATAGGAAACACCTATTTTGGTGCGAAGTTTATACATGGTTTACAAGGTAGAGGAGGAATTGTAAGCCCTGATGGTGAAGCAGAATTTGATAGTCTTTTGTTAAGGAAGTGGCTTGAAGTGCCAGAGATGCGTCTCAATAGAACACTTTATATAGCTGGAGACCTTAGACAATCTTGGTGTAATGGTATTGTTGAGTCTGTTCAAAGGCTTTCTGATTCAACAGGTGTAATCAAATTGAAACTGGAAGATGGTGAAGGTGGAACCTGTCAGAAAGATGACATCTGCATAGGTATGTATCAGTTTGGGGACGGAGAAGATTCCACAGAGGATATGGACGACCTTAAAGGAAACATGACCCGTGCAGGATTCACTACGTGTTATTTTCGCGTTACAAATGTGTCAGGTAGGTATAATGAAGTTATATCATACTCGCTTCGACCATATACAAAAGAGATAACTGATTCTGATACTGGTAAGGTTGAAAAAGTTAGAACATACGGAAGACATCCGCATCGTTTTATGAAATTTGCAGGATATGGCAACTTCACGAATAAAACCCGACAAGAATCAACTTGTATTACCAAGAGCTACATTCAATTTTTGAGAGGTGTTGATGATTGGGAATATACCTTTGTCAACATAGCTATGCAAATAGGTGAGTTAGATGGTCTCATGAAGTCATATAAGGACGATGGTTGTCCAGATATGACCGGCTATTCTGCTTACCTGAACAATATTTATTTTAATGGAAAGATAGCTCAAATTGGTGACGACACTATTGAGGAACTTCAAAAGAAAATCAGGAACTATAATGTCAACTTCTCTGAACATGTTGATGTTGTAACGGTGGATGATGTAGGTAATGTGGTTGGCGGGCTCTATTCAGAAGATATCGATGGAAATGGCAACCCATATCGTCTGTATAGAATTCACTCTGCCATTACTGTAAGGAATAATAATAAGATTCTCACCGTCTGCGCTGATAATGAGACTGCTGATGCTGGCACTTATAAACTCTATGCACAACCACATGGCTGTTCTTGTCTCATTAAGGATTCAACGCTATATATCACTGCAATCGATAACATTAAGGACGGTATAGCAGGGACAGTAGACGATTCATCATTTGACTATGACAAAATGCGCCAGATAGAGTCCTGTTCGGTTGATATTCTCGTAGATTGTGAAGGGAGAGCTACAATTACTAAGAGTTTTCCTATAACTATCAAGCATCAAAGCGAACCATTTATAGGTGCTGATATTACAAACGAGAACTCTGCTGTTAGCTGGAACACAAAATCTCGTAGCTTCATAGGTCTGCCTATAGTGGTAGACATGAAAATGTGGCACAACAATACTTTGCTTGATGTGTCCAAAATATGTGTTAAGACAGATTCCGGAAAGCTCATATCATCATCTGACAAAAAAGACCCCGTTGCAATAGTTCCTGGAGTGAAAGTGAAATCTACCATTGCTCAAACAGCCGGAGTAGTAACAGACTCTGGTAAAATAGGTCATATTGAAATTACGAGCGTACCTGATAATATTGCGAGCATAACTAATCTTAGTATCATCGGGGAAGCTGTTTATGCAGGTGTGAAATATGAGCGTACATTTACCCACACTATAAGGAAATCTGCAGATGTAAATGTATATCAGCTTGTTCCTTCAGTGGACCAGATTCTTACTAAATTCAAAGACGGGACGCGCGTTGTTGACATCGAAAGCATTACCTGCGCTGTTCATTGTGATAGCAGTGATGATAAGCACTATATCTTGACAGAAGAAGATGTAAACGCAGCAGGCTTGACAATACAGTATTCAGTCGACAATGGTGCAACTAAGAATAACTATGGTTCTGCCATTCAGATAAACACTGACATAAGCAGCGTTATTTTCTATCTGATACAAGGTGACTTTATTTGGGATCAAGAGACTGTGCCCGTCATTCTTGACGGAGTGGACGGCAAAGGAGTAGAATTTATCTTCTTTCTGCAAGATTCATGGAAAGAAGATAGTGATAATCCTGCCGCAATGGATACCCCCACAATACTCGATGAATCTTCTAAGAAGGAATTTCAAGTAGAAAACTTCTGTCCATATAATATAAAGAAAACTGATAGATGGACAGATGAACCAAGCGGGGTCGGAATGAATCATCGTTACGAGTTCTATTCTATGCGAAAGAAAGTAAATGGTGTATGGCAGCCGTTCAGCCCTGTAAAGCTGTGGAACAAATACACAGTTGATGGTAAGTCCAACTACGTTCTTGATCTTACAAATGAACAGAGCTTCCTAAATTGCGACGATAAGGGGACGGTTCTTAGTTCTTACGAAGATACTACTATACAGTTGTTCAAAGGAACGGAATACGCATGGGCTTTGTTTGATATAAACATAGTAGCTCATAATATCAGTTATTCGTATGTCCCGGAATCTCACATTATCCAGCCAAGCAATATTACTGCTGATAATGCAAGCATCGTTGTTACTGCAACCCTTAAGGCTAATCACGATATTGTGTTGACAACAGTATATAAGATCTATAAGTCTTATGCTGGAAAGGGTGGTGTTGTGTATTCGCTTATGCCAAGTGTCAACACAATTCATTTGATGGCAAATGGAGATTACATTGACAAGGTCATCTCAATGCAGGTAAAAAAAATCGTCGGGGAAACTACAACAATTCTTACAACGTTTGAAGAATTAAATAACGATAACCTTACACTTAATTATCTGCTTAATGATAATGGTTTTGGTATCTCTAACCCCACTTCTATATCATCTGAAACTGTATGCAATACAAATTCGTATGCAACATTTCTGTTGATGAAAGACGGGAATGTTGTTGACAGGCAACGTATCAATTGCGTTTCTGATGGAGAAAGTGGAAAGAGGGGTGATAAAGGAAATAATGGTTGCATTCAAAGAGTTTGGCAAACATTCATAGAAGGGCAGGTTTATAGGAACGATACAAAAGCAGAAGAGACTGAGACCGATGGCTTGAATTATCTCGATTTTGTGGCAGTTCCTGATAGCGGTATGACCAGTGGGTGGAAAGTTTATCAATGCGTAACAACGCATACATCAGGAAAGCAGGCGGAACTTTCTGATACGAAGTTGTGGAAAGAACTCAGTATAAACGCTCAATCTGCTTTTTTCACTTTTCTTATTGCTAAGAATGCAAATGTACAGATCCTTTCGTCTGCACAGTTAACTATAACAGGGGAAGATGGGAAAGCTGTTGCAGGATTAGGAAATACCAATATACCTCTGTGGGTTGGTAGTGAAGAGCCTTCCAAGAGTCCTTTTTATGTGACTCGGAAAGGGGAATTGCATGCTACTGGTGCTGTTATACAAGGAGATATTAACGCAAGAAAAGGAAAAATTGGACCATTCTCTATAGGCGAAGACGGCATCTATGTTGGAGACTATTCGAAGTGGTGGAGTTCGGAAAAGACTAATTTCGCATATCTTAACAGCTCTTCCCTGCTACTCGAACAGCAGGTAGGGTATTTTAGTGCTGGAGATATTGCCCATATGATGATTGGTCTTGGAAGAGGTTCTGACCCTACGTCAAAAGATGAGAGCGATGCGTACTGTGCTTCGGCAATGTATATCTATCGTAAAATGAATGCCTTTTCAGATACTTATAGACCTGCTGTACAAATTATTTCTGATAATGTCGTTAATAGGGACATAGCACTCCATATACAAGGTGGTTTGCGCGTAACAGGAGGCATTATAGAGTATGGACGTTACATGGAATATAATAGAGAGGGAGATACGAATGTATTTGATTTAAGTTTTGGAACAACATTTTATATCAATAATAAATCTTCTGATAAGATAATGTTCTTTTATCCCAAATTATCTGATGTTCGGAAGCAGCTTGGAATAAAGAATACGAATCAGGCATTTTGTGTGCCGATAACAGTTGTTGTGGATAAGAATTCTAATACAATAGTATTAGCATCACAATGCAAAGCAAGAACTCCAGTATCAGAAGAAGAAGGTGGAAAAATAATGGGTGTAGGTGTTATTGCATCTTCAATTACTTTTAATAAAGAACGTTGGGAGTATCAAAGGCGAAATGATGAGAACAATAAATCTAAGGTATATATGCAAGGAGGCGTTGTGGGAAGGTTCGCCCTTTGTTATAACCCTTCATCTGGATATTATTGCGAATTATTATCAAGTTTTTAGAATATGAAAATAGATTTTACAAAAATAGAAGTCTTTGCTGATCTTAGTAGGAATACATGTGTAGTACGAGATATCAAGAATGAATTTGCTAATGCAATCTACACGAATATCCCAGGTTTGCCTGCACATGCGCTCGCATATAAGATATATAATTCCAAAGAGGAAGAAGAGTACACTGAAGATGAATGTATGCTTATTTCTCGGTGCGCAGAGTTGGTTCTAACACCTGCTTATATCGACGCATTGAAAGAAATATTTAAAAGAGGACAATAAGTATGGGAGATATAACACCAAGACAATTATTGAATTTGTTTCAAGTAGTTGGAGCTATTACGAACTCCGACCAAATACTTCTTCATTCTGCTGAAGGAAACACAACAACCAAGATTACCGCAGAGCTTTTCAGAGCATACCTCAATAAAGGTTTTGAAATATCGGTTAGCGATGATGGCTTTTTGATGATTGGAAGTTCAAAGACTCAATCTAAAGTAGAAGGTATAACGCCTATTTTAAGGCGTGGAACTGATGGAATAGAATATTCCAAAGATAAAGGGCAGTCTTGGGAGACAGTGGCAAAGTTTACTGACCTTGGTGTTATTCTTGGTCCTTTCACGCAAGAAGAGTATGACAAATTGAGAGAAAAAGGTCTTATACAGAGTGATTGCTATTATTCCATTTGGGAGGACGAATAATGATTTTGCACAAAGGTAGGGAAATTGTAAGTTTTGCATTCAACGACAAAGCTATTGCAGAGATACGTCGTGGTACAAGGCTCGTATGGCAGGCCATTCGAAGCTGTTTCGGAAGTGGACATTGGATAGGCTCCCGTCCTTGGATAGGAAAAGATAAGTGGAAAGGAACAAATAAATAAACAAATATGGCAAAGAAGACTAAAGCAGACGCCGTTGAGTTCGATATCGTTAAAGGTAATTTTGATGAACACGACGGATTTGACATAGAAGTATCACTTCAGAAAAAACTGAAATCACATGATGACAGCCTAAAAGCTAAGGTTGGATATCAATGTTGGAGCACTTCTCCTGATGCTTCAAACTATTATCATTTGTGGGGATTTGAAAAGAAGGAAGATTATGCAAAGTACATAGCTGACCCAGATAACGAATCAAGCCTTCTTATTTTTGACGAGGCTCTTCCGATTTCTACAGTGCAAGGAGATAGCTATGGCGCCTACCTATTCACTTCATTGCAAGGAACAAGGGATATAGTTGTTTCAGGAGAGAAATTGGAGATTCCACTTCGTTTCCATGCTGTCCGCACCTCAAATGGTGACAGATTAAACATGGGTACCGCAGCATTGCTTGTCATACAACGCAGTACTGATAATGGTATAACATGGCAAACTGTGGATACGAGAAATGCCTCTGTTCCGTCCACAGATTATACTGATATTAACACATATACCGCAGTTGATGTTAGTAATTGCCTTATTAATGGCTCGCAAAGAATCCGCATACGTGCGCAATTCAACTACACAAATGAAGATGGCTCTATCAAAACGGCAACTTCCACATACGTTGCAGTTGGCAATAGTGTGACTAAAGCTAACTTATCGCTTTCCTGTCAGCTTAACTGGCAGACGCCATTATTAGCTTCTGTCTATAAGGATAGAGGTTTCCCTATCTCGTATATGGTATTTGGAGCTGTAACTAAAGTACTTCATATTTCAATAACTGGTGGTAATAACACAGTTATGCCAGAGATTACTTATCCTTTGTCAGCTTCTGATGATTCCACGAATATAGCTAAGAGCATTGTAGATGCGACAGATTCCTATAAGCTATTCAAGCATGGTGTAAGGACGGTCAAGGCATGGTTGACATGCGAAGACGGACTTGGTGGAACAATAAGTAGTGAGGTGTTGGTGAATCGCTTTATGATGATAAATAAGGAAGATGCAGGAGTTAATGCTAACAAGCCATATTTAATGCTCCAGAATGTTATTAGTAAGGCTGATAACTATGCGCAGGCTGATATTTGTCAATATTCCGTTTTCTCACCATCTGTATCTTCTGACGGTACAATCAGCAATGCTGGAGCAAAAGTGCCAGTAATATTCTATTTAACGGATTATTCAGAGAATTTCCCGTCAGATAACCCTGTGGAATATTTTAAGATAGAAAACAGCGTAACTCCAGGAGAGGTGAATACCTTAAATACAACAATTGAAATAGAGGCTGGTGAGAGTAAGACTGTTCCAGCTTATCTCCGCATATACCGCAAAGAAGCTGATGGAAGTGAGACAAACTTCTTACAAGAGAGCCAGAACACGAATAATATTGTTATTACGGTAGATAACTCAGAGAGTTATGCTCCAAAAAGCGGAGCAGATTTCTTGCTGAACCCGAAAGTTCGTAACAACTCTGAGAGCAATCCTGCGCAGATACTTAATTCACGTGCGAATAATGCTGTCATAGAGAGCACCTGGCGTGGTTTCGGTTTTGTCAATGACGGTTGGATTACATCAGATTTTGACAGGCAAAAAATACTTCGAATTCCTGCCGGAGCAAGATTAAACTTTAAGTATAATCCATTTGCACAATTTCTCACTACAGCCGATTCTGCAATGACTCTTGAATTAGACTTTGCTGTAAGGAATATAACAAATGAGGACGATCCAATTATTTCTGTTTGCGAAACTCTCGGTTCATTATTCAGGGGTTTAAGACTAAAGCCAATGTCTGGAAATGTATTCACTAAGAGTAATACTGTTGATTCAGAAACTGACTTTAGCTGGAGCGAAGGTGTTAGAACGCATTTGGTTATCAATATTCATAACGCAGTTGCACCGAACAAGGGTGACGTTGTGGTTCCTGAAGCCTCGACGGGACTTGCCGTCTCTGCGACAAAAATCGCATTAGTTCGTATTTTTGTTAATGGAGACTGTGAACGAGAGCTGAAATTCAGTATTACAGATACAGAAGAGTTCGGGACATCAACAATGGGTAATGGTGGATTTACATTGGGGCAAAATGGAGCAGACCTCGATGTTTATTCAATACGCTGTTACCAAAATACAGCCTTAGACGCAACAGAGGTATTAAATAACTATATCTCTACATTACCTACAACAATAGAGAAAGTTGCTCGAAGAAAAGCCAATGACATCCTGACCTCTGGTAAGGTTGATATAGAAAAAGTTAAAAAACTCGGCAAGAGGTGTCTTGTCTGGCATGGTAAACTCCCATATCACGAGTCTACTTCCAAACAAAGCGGATGGTGGGAAATATTACAGTTCGATAAGAAAGGAAATTATTTGCCAGAATATTCTGGCACTATATGTAAAGAAACCAAGTCGTTGAAATCATCAAGGCAGGGTTCAACAGCGAATACTTATTTCTGGTCGAACTTACAAACAAAATGTGGGGATGTAAAAGCAACAATTAATGTGAGAGTCGAAGACTTTCATAGCTCTATCGTTGTGTCTGAACCGCATAGCGTGAATATTCCTACTGCAGACGGAGGAACGACTTCTATGAAAGTTGTTGGTATTTATGGGGGGAATCTTGGTAAATACGATCCAGTTAAGAACGAAGCAAAAGAGTATCCTTATAATGACGATGGCTCAGTTACAGTTCCTGATGGTTGGATTGATGGCAACGGCAAATATCGTGGTATGGGTTATCAGGTTTCTGAAGGAACGCCTTTGGCATCTAAATTGGTAAATAAAATCAACTATGCTTCTTCTATGCAAAGCCATCTTACTGGAGCAAATAACCTATATAACGATTTACATAAGGAGATTGTAGGGAAAAACAGCCTGCAAGAAGCCTGTTCAACAGCCCGTGTGTCAAAATATACGGAACCATTCTTTTTCTTCTACCAAGAAGAAGGGCAAGCAAGCCCTGTTTATAATGGTCCTTGCACATTTGGAGCTGGAAAAATGGATAAACCGACTTGGGGTTATGTTAAGAAGTTACATCCTAATTTCTGTATGATAGAGGGAAGTGACAATAACTATGACCTCACCGATATGCGTGTTCCATTCACATGGAATGAGCCTGATTGTTCAGAATGTATAACATATAGAGGAGGAAGTTATGAAGGCTTCTTCTATAATGGTAAGCAATGTCTTGATTTTGATGCCGGGGCAACGCAGGACGACGCAGAAGGTACGCCAAAAGAAAACATCATTAAGGCTATACAAGATACATGGAATTTCTTGTACCTACATGCTCCAATGATAGCCTTCTATAAAGGTACATTTGAATCGTTTCAGAAGTCTGAACAAGCAAAAGATGTGTTCAAGAAATATTGGTGTACAGATGGAGAAGACGCATATAGATTAAAACGCTACGACCACGTAAATAATAAATGGGTCGATGCTGGTTTGTGGAGTAGTGCTACAAAAGCATGGATAATTGTTGACTTACGAAAGGATAAGCTAACAAAGCAAACATTTGAGAATTCTTCTAACCAAAGCCAGTATTCTAAGTTGAATGAAGAATTTCGGGCAGCAATTGTAGCACACTGTAGTAAGTATATGGGATTTTACTTTAAAGTAGATTCCGTAAAGTTATATTATGCACACATAATACATTTGCTTGCTGGTACTGACAACTGTTCTAAAAATACTTACTTTGTCCTCGACCCTAAGACAGTGCAAGTAACAATAGATGGAGAAACTCGTTCATGTAATCTTTTTGAGATGCATACTGATGATGTTGACACATTGCTACCTATAGATAATAATGGACGTGCCACTAAGAAGTATTACATTGACCGAATGCACCCATATAACGATGGAGATTCTGCTACAGCAAAGTACGAAGGTATGAATAATGTTTTATTCAATCTTTGTGAAGCGATGTGGGAAGATACAAAAGAGTTACAAGCAATGCTTAAACGGATTTTATCTGTAATGGAGGGACTTGTAAAGGAGAGTGATTATATTGATGGATGGACAGCTGGGTCAAAGGTTTCTGT